TTGAAGAACCCTCTTCATAATCCACTGCGCTCCATACGTCTGTTGTAATGTTGTGCTTACTTACAACCTTAACATCAACAGATCCTACGTTGATGCCAGTAATAATTCCTTTGAGATAACCTGTTTGAACTCCAACAGTACCGTCTGTGTTTGCAACACTAGTTGAGAATCCAGCAGTAACTGCGTATCCAACAACCATTCCTTCTGTACCAATTGCAATTCTTTGGTCTGCCTTTCCATCAATAGTACAAACCTTTAGATCGTTTGCCCAAGAGCCAGGGTTTCTTGAAGCATACATCCAAGAAGTATCAGAAGAACGATTGTTGTAATAGTCTTCAGATGACTTGATTGAAAGGTTAGTAATCGCAACACCAACAGGAGCGTTAGCATTGGATAGTGTGTTGTTGTTTGTTCTTAAGACTCTAAGGATACCACCGTATGACAAGAAAGCGGATGCAGTCATCCAGTATTCATATTGTCCGTCAGTAGATTTGGGAGATCCAAATGTTTCCAGAAGATCGGATTCAGTCTCAATTAGAACTGGTTCGTCTACAGGCCCCTTTTCAAAAGGCCCAGCGATAGCTCCAACTTGATCGTTGATTCCATCTATTCTTCCTACTGTTAGGTCTACCTCTCTTACCTTAACGCCTGGAGATACTAGATTTAGCGCCATGTTGTTGTTCCTCGAACTCTCAGTTGTTTTCTCTGTTATTATTTAGAAATTACCACTTTTTCACTGGGGAAACGATGCATGAACCACCTACCAATCAGGATATACGTCTGGTTTATCTTTCTTTCTTTTATGTTTTACTCTATTAATAGTACAAGCTTTGCACTCATATGAATATGAAGATGGTTTCTCGCCTCTACTCTTTCTAGTAAGATAGAATCCCTCTGTCAATGAATATGTCTTACCACATACTCTACATTTTCTTTCATGTAAAAATAAAACTGGTTCATCTAAATCCATTAGAGATAATCCCACATGTAAGATCTGTCACCATATTCGTCTACATGCCATCTATCTCCAGAACTATCTACAAATGATGTTTCTTCGGATATGCCATCTTGTATGAATCCAAACGGAGCCATGTCCGCTTCTATCTGATCTCTTTGATCGTCATAGACTCTCTTTCTTATATCATCATCTGTCATCTCTTTAAAATAATCTTGCATGACTAACCATGAGAATATTACTAAACACATAGCGAGGTCATCATTACATCCCTCCTCAGCCTCAAACGAGTTGTTTTTTTCTATAAAGGTTGTTAGTTCTGCAATAATATTATAGTCTTTGATAATTAGTTTATCAGATTCAATCAGTGTCTTAAGGTTCAGAGCACCTATCTTTTTGACAGTCTTAGACATCTTAACTCCTAGTTGTACCTTACTACCAGAGAATCCTTGACCTAATACTTGTCCAGCTCTACCTCTCACAGCAGTCATCAATACGTTTTCATATTCCATATCATAGAATAGTATCGACGCTATCTGATCTCCGATATCATTTACTTCACATAAGATATAAGCATTGTTATATGCCTTAGCAAACTCTGCTATAACGTTTGGAAATAACATGGGTTTGATTGTATTATTTCTATACTTAGCTACAATTTTATAGGGAAACTCTGTGGTATCAAAGACAATAAATGCAGAATAGTCTTTCTCTACACCTCTTGCAACGTCTACTGTAATCGAATAATTATGCTTGTCGATTGGGTTTTCATATATCTCTCCACCTCTCTTTCCACGATTAATTGGTTCATCATAAACCATAGTCTTTAATTTAGATGGCGCAATCAATGTATCAACAGATCCTAAAAACTCACACTCAAACTCAACACGGAACTGTGCCTCTGATGTGTTCTTGATCGTCTGTTCTCTCCACGCTTCATCTCTCCCTGGCACTTCTGACCAGTGAACGTCTGTGGTTATGTATTCGTTTCTACCTAGTTCAGCGTCATGCCACAATCGGTAAAAATGATTCATACCTCGTGGGGTAGAAACAATAATTACCTTAGTAGACTTACCAGAACTAATAGTAGGATATACACTACTAAAGAAATCATCTGCAATATGGTTGGGAATGAAAGCAAATTCGTCCAAGAATATGATATTGAATGACATACCTCGAACAGCAGATGCAGAGGTTGATGCAGCAATGATCTTGGATTTGTTTTCCAATTCCATAGATCCCTTGTTCCATGCAATGATACCCTGTTGCATCCACTTTGGTAAATTTTCGTAAGCTATCTGTAATCTACCTAACAGATCTCTTGCAGTCTGAGCTTTGTTTGCAAGAATACCTACTGTGACACTATCATTGAAGATGGCGTAGTGTAAAAGATAAGATACCACAGTCGTTGACTTACCTGACTGTCGAGGCATCTTACAAATATTGAATCTATTATTATGAAAATTATTAACTAACTGTTCTTGAAAGTCATACATCTTGAAAGGCACCAGACCTTCATCCAAGTTGATGATCTTCACATACTTCTGTGCAAAATATACAGGATCTCCAGCACACTTTAAAAACTCAGCAACTTGTTTCTTTGTAAAGTTCTGAGCAACGTTCGCTTTTTTTAAATTAGGGTTTCCAAGGTATTGTTCATGCTGTATCATGATCTATCAGGGGTCAATTACTAATAAAGGTTTCGTTGGATCTTTTTCTGAGGGTGCATAATATAATACTTTGCCACTAGGATACACTTTTTCCAATTCACTTTGAACATCTCTCTTCAAAGGTCTCGCTCTTTGTGGGAAAAACATTTGAATCATTTTAGTTTGTCCTCTAAATTGGAAAGTAATAGTGTATGTTGCACCATACTTATTCAGTCTTCTCCAATTTTCTTCTCTTAGTGTTCTGAATCTTTTCATTTATCATTCTCCTTGTTCATTTTCTTTAGCATCTTCTGTAGTTCAGACGTACTTCCTACAAACAGAGAGTTGTTAGTAACATTGGTAGTGTTCTGCTTAATATTTACCTCATCAATATCTTTCATTTTTTTCTGTAAATCTACCAACTTATCTGCTGTGTCAGCAACATGTTTGATAAGTTGTCCAGCAACTTCATACGCTCTTGCAGAATCAGACTGTTGTGCAACGTCTAATGCACCATCCACTGCTTCTTGTCCTTTCTCAACTAAAGAATACAACTGAGCTCTACTATATTCATAGTCCTTAGTCAGATCTTCTTTACCTGATTTTATTTTCTTAACAGGTTTAGATACAGGTTCTTTCTTCATTATCTCAGCACCTCTATCGGTAACTTCTAGAGCCTCTTCTATTGCATCAAAATTTTCGTCTTCAATCATAATTCAGAGTCCCTTCCTTGACTACTACTGTAGATAGATCCATCAGCGAAATCAATTCTGGTTTCACCAAATCCAAAGTCATCACCTTCAGTAACAAATGAATCATCTTGTACATTGATTACATTTACTGGAACATTAATATCATGTGGTTGGATTACACTACTAAACATACCTCTCTTGACTTTGATTCTGTTGCCAGTTATAGATCTAATTAACATCTTCTCTTCATCTATCTGTATATAATCTCCCTTTCTAAACGCTATCGCACTGTTAAGATCAAACTCTGTTCTCACAGTATCTATAGTTTCATTAGTTGCTGCGGTATTATCACTATTATAGTCTTTAATCGCAGCTGGTGTCGCAGTATATCTTTGTTGTCTAGCTGCAATTTTAAGATTAGCAGTCTCTGAATAGTAATCTGTCTGTACTTTCTTGATTAATCCATCACTACTATTATTGATTGGGCCAAATAGATATGTCTTACAAGTAAAGTTCAATGTATATGTCAATGATCTTCTCTGTAGGAAGTCATCCTCATATGAATCTTCCATCTGAATTCCTTCTAAAGTAATTGGCATATCTCTCTTCTCTCCAATTATATCCACCAAATCAATAGTAAGATTAAAAGCTGGTTGAAAATATGGTAGTATCTGTTCTAATATTTGTATAGCGTCTTCGTTCAACTTAGATAAAATACCAAGTTGCATATTAATATTGTACGGCACAGGCATGAAAGCCTTTACCATTTTATTTGTATTCTTATTGACTGCCTTGAAAGTTTGCATTGTAGAAACCTTCCTAGTTGCGTCATAGTTCATACCCATGACTTCAAAAGACATTCTAGGTAAAGTCAATGTAGTTCCTACGCCGTCTTGGTATTCTCTACCCTGTTCTACTCTTGCTAAAAATTTCTGTATAGGGCCGTAAGATATAGGAACTTTGATAACACTTATCGTCTTACCGTTCCTGTCTTGTTTTTGGATCTCAATGTTATTAAACAATGTTCCGAAAGCCACAATCGTCTTACGGATGATCTCATGATAGAAATGATTTGTTAGCATAATATTACCACCTTATAATAGTATTTAGAACTCACCGAATGGATTTCTTTCAGAGAAGTCTAGAAGGGTGCTGGCCTCTGTTTCAAAAGTATCATTCTGAGCAAACTCTCTGTCTCCATCTATGTCGGATGTTATTGATATAACTCTGTAGCTTGCAGCTGCACCAACAATTACTTCACCAACCCCAAAGTCTCCTGATGGAACTGAAACTTGAAGAATCTGATCTCTTGTATTCCAACTAGCGACGTAGGCACTAGTTCCTGTAGAAACACCTTTAACGATCTCATCTCTTTGATACTCACCAAATGAGTTTGAGGTGACTGAACTGATGGATACAGCAGCTGCGGTATTAGTGTAACCAGCACCAGCGTTACTGTATCTGATTTGTGTAACAGTACCAGATGTACTTACAACTGCCTCTGCTTTTGCGTTCATAAGTAGAGGTTCAGTCTCATTGGACTGTTGTATGTATACAGATGTAATACCAACTGTGGGTGTGAAGTTGTAACCATTTCCGCCAGTTGTAATTCCTATAGGCCCCAATACTGCTTCCGAAATTACAGCAGTAGCGATTGCAGTCGATACTGGAGAACCACCAGTGAATACCACTTGTGGAGGTGTTGTATATCCTGTGCCTGGATTAATCAGTAATATTCTATCAACAGATTGATTTGAAACACCAGATCTACTTGTCATGATTGCAACAGCAGTTGCCTGAGTTCCTAGAGTTGGTTGTTCGATGGTCATAATAGGAACTGAGGTATATCCCCATCCCTCATATTGTATTGTTAATGCAGATACTTCTCTTGATGCATTAGTCGTACAAACAATTATTGGATGTTCATTATCTAACTTACGAATAAATTGTGCAGTGGTTGATGTGACAACATCAGTCTCTTGTGATGTCTCTGAACTAGGAACTTGTGTTGCACTATTATTACTTGTAGCATTATCGCCAGTCAAGTTGAGAGTAATGTGATCCATGTATCCTTCCCATGATGCAGTTTGGGATGGAATAAAACCTTGCCCTGAAGCGTCAGCACCTAATTTCAGGGTGTCGCCTGCAAAGAACATGATTGGGTTTGCAGTGTTTAAAGTATTACTTACTGTTCCGTTAACAGATATGGTAGCATCGGTATTGTATTGTTCTACTCGGATAAAGTTCCAAGCATTTAGATTGAGTTGTGTTGTGTTTTCAATAGATCCAGAACCAGAAGCAAACACTATATTACCTGTCTCTCTGTAGTATATCTTGAATCTATCAGTCCACATGACTGTTCCAC